CATCGAGAAAGTTAGCGTTACTGCTAAGTCTCGTGCGTTGAAAGCTGAGTACTCACTAGAACTTGCTCAAGACTTGAAGGCAATTCATGGTCTAGACGCAGAAGCTGAGTTAGCAAACATTCTTTCTACTGAGATCCTTGCGGAAATCAACAGAGAGATCGTTCGTACAATCTACAAAGTTGCTGAACCAGGTGCTCAAACAAACACTGCTACAACAGGTGCGTTTGACTTAGACACCGACAGTAATGGTCGTTGGATGGTTGAGAAGTTCAAAGGTATGATCTTCCAACTAGAGCGTGATGCTAACGCTATCGCACAAAGAACTCGTCGTGGAAAGGGTAACATCATCCTTTGCTCTGCTGACGTTGCTTCTGCACTTACTGCTGCTGGACAACTAGATTATACACCTGCACTCAACAGCAACTTGAATGTTGATGACACAGGTAATACATTCGCTGGTACACTTAACGGACGCTACAAGGTCTACATCGATCCATTCGCTGCTAACCTAGACGCTAACCAGTACTACGTAATGGGTTATAAGGGTACATCTCCTTATGACGCTGGATTATTCTACTGCCCATACGTTCCACTACAGATGGTTCGTGCGGTTGGTCAGGACACATTCCAACCAAAAATTGGCTTCAAGACCAGATATGGTATGGTTGCCAACCCATTCGCTGAAGGTACTACTCAGGGTCTTGGACGTATCACTGCTTCTAGCAACAGATACTACAGACGTGTTAAGGTTACTAACCTTATGTAAGAGAGATACATATATCTCCATATCAAGAGACTCCTTCGGGGGTCTCTTTTTTATTGTATAAATATTCCAGTTTAACCAATAATAATGACAAGTCTTATTGATCCGAAAAAATATACTAAGACAGTTGACCTATTGAGGTCATTTTTTTTGTCTAAAGGTTTCCTAGAAGTTCATACTCAGAACCGTCTAAGCATACTTGCTGCTTGTGAAGATCCAGAAACAGTAGCAACATATCAATATAACGGTGAGACATGGCCTCTACCACAAACAGGACAGATGTGGTTAGAATATGAATTACTTAACAACCCTGATGCACCAGGGTTTTTTTGTGTTTCAACTTCTTATAGACAGGAACCAAATCCAGTTCCAGGAAGACATGAAGTTATCTTCCCAATGTTTGAGTTTGAAATGCATGGAGGTGTGGAAGAACTTGAAAAGATGGAGATGGAGTTATGCAAACATCTAGGTATACCTGTAGAACCTTTGCAAATAAAAACCTATGAGCAATGGGGTGATTTATTCAATGCAAAAGAACTTGACCATGACCATGAAAAAACTATTGGTCGAGGTATGATTACTAAATTCCCTGAATGGACATCACCTTTTTGGAACATGGCAAGGTATGATGATGGTGTAACCAGCAAGAAGATTGATGTAATCTTAGATGGTAAGGAAACTATTGGTAGTGCTGAGAGGAGTACCGATAAGGAACAAATGCGTGATACATTCCATACTATCTCTGATGGTGAATATGCTAATCTACTTTACAAATTATTTGGTAAGGAAAGAGTAGAGAAAGAACTAGAAGAGTTTCTAGAGTTTGATTTCTTTCCTAGAAGTGGGGGAGGAATCGGTGTAACACGTATCATGCAAGCAATCCCTGACTAGGGATTTCTTTGTGAGGTGACGAAACTGGTAAACGTGGTAGCCTGTTTAGCTACTGTTCCTGGCGGGACTTGAAGGTTCGACTCCTTCCCTCACAGTAAACAACTATATAGAAGAGCACCAATTTTGCAATGAGTGATTCAATTAAAGATCAGAAGTGGAACGATGCTCTTACTATATTTACAGAGAGTGTTCATAAACCAGATAATAGACTTAGGAACTGTGCACATAATCAGAAATGTTATCATGAGCTGATGGAAGTGCGAGAACAGGTGCTTTCTTACCTAACTACTATACGACGGTAACAAAGGATACCATGAACGGAAGACTCAAAAAGGTTGACATGGAATCTAGATTATTAAAAATAAAAAAAGGAATAGATGATAAGCTTTGGTATCCTGAATGGGATGACAAAGAAAGATGGGCTGCTCAAAGAGCCCTAAATAATGCATTAGAAGTATTACACGAGTACAGTTACTAGTGCCAAGAACTCGAAAATCAGTTCATCCACTTAAATATCAAGAAGTATCTAACAGGAATTTTCTATCCTTAGTTGGTTTCAAATTTCTATTGGAGAGATGCCCTAAGGTAGATTTCTTCTGCAACCAAGCAAACATACCTGATCTAACATTAGGTACTGCTGTGCAGACTAATTATCTTAGAGATATTCCAGTACCAGGTGATAAACTAATGTATGGTGACCTCAATCTATCCTTTATGGTAGATGAGGATATGGAAAATTATCTCCAACTATATCAATGGATAACTGCTCTAGGATTTCCTCAGTCTATAGGACAGTTTGATAACCTAAAGGATCAAGGTAATCTGTTACCTGAGAAATCTGATACGGATGATTACCATGAAAGATCAGATGCTACATTGATGATACTGAATAGCAATTTCAATTCATCAGTAAAGGTAAAGTTTAGAGATCTATTCCCAGTATCACTTACTGGAATACCATTCAACGCTACTAACGAAGATCAGCAATATTTTACTGCTCAGGCAACATTTAAGTATACTATGTTTGATGTGATTGATGTCAATGGAAAGAAAGTTAGCTAATCCCTGTACTGTAGAAGCAATACAGGCAATGTGGGAGAAAGACTCGCAGATGAATCAAGATGAACTTGATAGTGAGTCACTGAAAATACCACAACTACATGCCAAATATTACGACCTATATAATACGATACTGCTCATGCGAAAGCGTGACGAACAGCAGCACTCAACTATTCTATTAGATCGTAGAAAGTATTACACTGGTAAAGCAACTGCAGACATGTATGCAGAAGAACCTTTTCCATATAAAGTCAGAGATAAAGATGACTTGAAGTTATACCTTGATGCAGATGAAAGACTCACCAAGATAAAACTCAAGATCTCATACTACGATACTATGCTCAAGTATCTCGAAGAGATACTAAGACAAGTCTCTAATAGAACCTATCAGATAAAGAATGCAATTGAATGGCGTAGGTTCTCTGCAGGTTATGGCTAACGTTGTTATTAAAAAGAAGAACGAAGTTTTTCTTCAGATAGAATGTGAACCTCATGTAGCACATGAGTTATCCGATAATTTTACATTCGATGTACCAGGTGCTAAGTTTATGCCACAGTACCGTAGTAAGTACTGGGATGGTAAGATACGTTTATTCAATGTACAGAAGAATGAGATATACGTAGGGTTATTGGATAAGGTTACATCATTTTGTAAGAGACATGATTATGAATTTGAATTCTTAGATAGTAAGTTCTATGGTTTACCATATGAAGAGAACGATAAGATATCAGAAGAGGGAGTCAAAGATTACGTTACAGCAATATCAAAATATAAACCTAGAGGATATCAGATAGAAGGGATATCTGATGCACTGAAACGAAATAGAAGATTGATTATATCACCTACTGGTAGTGGTAAATCTCTTATGATCTATGCTATCACTAGATATCATACTGAACATAATCGCAGAGTTCTAATCATTGTACCTACTACTTCTCTTGTAGAACAGATGTATAAGGACTTTGTAGATTACGGTTGGGATGTCGAGGAGGTTTGTCACAAAATTTATGCAGGTAAAGATCTTCTTAGTAAGAAGAATGTTATTATATCAACTTGGCAGTCAATATACAAGCTACCTAAGACATGGTTCAAGTATGATGTAGTCATAGGTGATGAGGCACATCAATTCAAATCCAAGTCACTGGTTAGTATTATGACTAAGTTATATGATACTAAATATCGCTATGGATTTACAGGTACGTTGGATGGCACACAAACTCACAAGTGGGTATTGGAAGGTCTTTTCGGACCGTCGTACAAAATTATTAATACCTCGGATCTACAAGAAGCAGGGTATCTTGCCAAGTTGAATATCAAAGTTCTTCTACTCAAGCATGACCCAAAGATATTTGATCTCTATGAGGATGAAGTACAGTACCTTATATCACATGAAAAAAGAAATAAGTTTATAAAAAACCTAGCACTGGACTTGAAAGGTAACACTTTAATTCTCTACAGTAGGGTTGCTACCCACGGACAGATATTATATGACCTCATAAATACTAATGAACGCCCTGTGTTCTTTGTACACGGTGGAGTTGACGCAACCGAACGAGAAGAAGTTCGGGAACTTACCGAGAAAGAAAACAATGCAATTATCATCGCTAGCTACGGTACTTTTAGTACTGGGATTAACATTAAGCGGTTGCACAACATCATCTTCGCCAGTCCCTCAAAG